GATTTTGCAAGGTCTCCGGAATTACGAAGTGCAGTTTTCAATGCAGACTTCAGAGCAGCACTCATTTATAAAACCAACTATTTTTATTTACCCGCCCGAACGCCCGGTCAGTTTTTACTTTAAGAACTCCGTTGCATTTCCAGTAATGAAGCTCGTCTTCTGCCTCCCCGGAAAGTCCTATGACCGCCAGTTCCTTCTGTCCTGGTCTGATCTCCTCATGCAGGCTTCTGCAAAGGGACATCAGGTTATGATTTCGCAGCAGTATTCGTCCGTCGTGCACTTTGCCCGAGCCAAGTGCCTCGGCGGGGACGTCCTGAAGGGCCCGGACCAGAAGCCGTTCCAGGGCGAGGTTGACTACGACGCCATGATGTGGATCGACTCGGACGTGGTCTTCAAGCCCGATGACTTTTTCAACCTTCTGGAGAGCCCCCACGACGTCACGGGTGGCCTCTACATGATGGAGGACCTCCAGCACTTTGCGACGGTCCAGGATTGGAACGAGGACTTTTTCATCAAGAGTGGTTCATTCAAGTTCCTCCGCCCCGAGGACATCGAGGGCGCCCCTCAGTACAAGCCGGTCGCTTATACCGGCATGGGATGGATGCTGATCCGTAAGGGTGTCGTCGAGTCCATCAAGTACCCGTGGTTTCACTCGGAGCTACAGACTGTCGGCGGGCTCACGGACATGAACTCCGAGGACGTCGCATTCTGTCGGGCGATCACGGCGGCCGGTCACCAGATTTACATCGACACCAAGATTCGCGTCGGTCACCAGAAGTTGCTGACCATCTGAGTTCTTTTCAAACTTTAAATTCAGCTTTCAATTCATCAATTGAACGATAATACCTCGCGAGGTCCTTCTTGAACCGCGCATCCTGCTTGGCGTTGGTCTTGACCAGCCAAGCAAGATTGGCCTTCGAGTACTTTGTTCGCAACTGGTTGTCCGTTGGCTTTCGCGGAACGACCTTTTTCGCCTTCTCTGGCTTTTCGGGTGTAGCTTCGGGTCTCTTGTTTATGAATGAGAGCGATTGCATGACGGAATCAGCCAGATCGTCTTTTTTCGAATGCTTGTCGAAGAATGGAACCCATTCCTTGTTCTCCCCCTCCCCCGCGATGAACTCCCTGGCCCGCTCGATCGAAGCCTTCTTGCGCTTGGCGTACATCGCCTTGCCAGGTCCCGCGCAATCTGGAATCTTGTGTCGGGCGTCCCAAATCACCACATCCTTCTTGGCCACCAGGAAATAGGTGTGCAGGAGGTTCTCAATGGCCTTCATGCCCCGGTTCTTGTCTGGTTGCTTCTCGATCACGACCGTGGAAGCCTCCATGACCCACGGCTTCTCATTGAGGTGCCGGACCATGCACGGGAAGATGCCGTCGGCGTGGAGTGGCGGCACGCCCGAGACGTCCCATTGATGAATCTTTTTGGTCAAGGGATGAATCAAACACATTGCAAGGTTCTTGATTCCACAGTCGATCGAGAGAATCATATATTAATAAAGAATATCAGTTTTTAAGTCTATATGGACCAAGGTCCGAAGGACCTTGTGACTCCCGGTCTCTCTGAAAGTCCTGAAGCCGCTGCGCGGCGGGAGTCCCTACGGGACTCCTTGATGTGCTTCTGGTGCGTCCACTCCCTCCCCCAGCTCCCTTGCATTCACTTGCCCATCAGGTACGACGACAGAACGAAGGTCTTTGGGACCATCGGGAACTTTTGCTCGTGGCAGTGCGCCAAGGCGTACGCGAACGACATGGGGACGGCGCGGTCCGGGGAGATTCAATCATTCTTGGCGCTCATGAGGAAGCAGGCGTTGGGGAAGTACACACCCCTGTGGCCCGCACCGAAGAGGGAGGCTTTGGCCTGCTTCGGTGGGACCATGACGATAGAGGAGTTTAGGGGGTACGGGGGCCACGTCGAGCCCCCTAGGGTTCATTATCCTTTTGAAAAGATGTTCATAGTAGAGATTGGAACGGCCGGCGGAGGAACCACCGCGAGTTCATCGGCGACCGCCGGCATCATACATTCTTCGACCGGGTCCGGAAGCCGACTCCGAGCCATCGAAAACTCGTCAGCCGAAGGGGATACGCTCAGACTCAAGCGGAACAAGCCGCTCGTGCGCGCCGAGTCAAAGTTGGAAAGCGCTCTTGGCATTAAACGACGGGGGTCATAGTAACGGGCGCGGTGCCACTCGCCATCATGGGAGAGGGCGCCATCATGGGAGGAGGTGGCATCATGGGAGGAGGTGGCATCATGGGAGAGGGTGGCATCATGGGCGCTGGCGCCGGGCTCATGATGACCATTTCGGCTGGAGAAAGGCTCATGGAGTCCATAACGCTCGGCTTCATGCGCGTCGCGAGACCCGCGCCGACGAGGGCATCCTCCTCCTCCAGTGGCGACCCCTTTGCCTTGGGCTCGCTCTTGTAGTATGAAATGTATGTCGTGGTCTTTGTGGGTCCAGTGAATTTTAGAATAAAATAGGCAATCAAGATGCCGACAATAATAGCGATGGCCCACATTCTTATGACAGACTGGGAAAAAATTCATGCCCTCCCCGAGCCAGAGACTGAACATCAGTGGTGACTGCAAACCGAAAAATGGACCACACCCTCCGCGACTACACGCGTAGCCAGTTCGAGAGCTACTTGAACAGTGGAGTGCTTGCGCGCAATTGCGAAAGGTCCATACTCAACTGGACGGTCAAGAAGTTCCCGAAGTGTCAAGCCTCGTGGGCCAACGCCACGTTCAAGACCACCTACAAGCACAAGGTTCACAACTTGCTCACAGAATTCAAAAGATCAAGCCAGCTCGCGGATCGCCTCAAGTCCAAGGAACTGGAGTCGGCCAAGCTCGCATCGTACAGCCCGGACGTCCTGTGGCCGGACGGGCCCTACTCTACGACCATGTTCAAGGCGCGCGAGAAGGACATGAGACTCGAGGAGATCAAGGCCAAAGAGAATGAAGACTACAACGGCCTGTTCAAGTGCAAGAAATGCTCTACAAACAAAGTGACCTACACACAGGCTCAAACTCGGAGCGCGGATGGTGCGTTTTATTCTCGTTTCGTTGTCTTCCTCATACTGACGCATCCGCTAGAGCCCATGACGACATTTTTCAACTGCCTCAACTGTGGCAACAGATGGAAGGGATGAAGAGTAGGAGAAGTAGAAGCCGTCGACCATAGTTGCGTTTTTTATAGAATATCTAATTTTCCCCAGACTAATTCCCGTATCATTTGGTGTCTGTGTGAGAGACGGGTATACATCCACCAAAACTTTATGAGAATTGAAACTGTAAACCTTTTTGTTATGACGTTTCGCCATCTCCTGAACGTACTTCCCCCATTCAGGAGTCTGCAGTCGCGCCTGCATTGCGATACTCATTCGTTCACGGGTCTCTGCACTTTTCTTCTTTCCCTTGTGAGTTTTTGAGATGAGTTCTCTAATTTCCGGCCGTTCCTGAAAAACTTTTCTCACGGATTCAGACGTTTTAGCTCGCGCCTCGTCGCTCCGTCCTGCTTCGGCCCTCTCCAGTCTCCACTTCTCGCCATTCTCCTCCCACGCCTTTTTGCTCTTTTCACTAATGAGTTTCTTGGTCTCAACAGAGTGTCTCCCCCCTGATCCTCCCATTGTCAGGTTATATCCATTTGGGTGGAGAGTTCCTTCGCTTTCTATCAATTCCATTTCCTTTGTGTCAAGCTCCACTTCAGTGCACTCTCCTTCCCAAATGCTTTCTATTGTAAAATTGCTCTTACCATACTTTCGAATAGCGTTCTTGAGCTTCGGGCTGACGGATGTCGTGCTGGTTCCACAATGCTCTTGAAACCGAACTTCGAGAGTCCGGTGCGTCTGTCCTATATACTTTTGGTTGTTCAGAAGGTTCTTGATTCGATATATACAGCCTGGCATCTTACCTGACCTATGACGTTATTTTTATCCTGCTGAACCGTCGCGACCTACAACTTTTTCTCAGCCAATAGCACCACCAAATGGCTCGTTCGTCTCCCAAGCCCACTTCCTTCATGAACGTGAAGCGCCGTGTGATTTACACGACCGCGTCGGGCAAGTACATCGTCAAGACCGAGGCGGGCGTCAAGTACGCCCCCAAGGTCAAGTACTACAAGAACCCTGCCGGTTCCACCGTGAACGTCAAGTACGCCCACGGGAACGTCGCCATCCCCAGCCCCATCCGCCCCAAGATGGTGCGCAAGATGCGCAAGAATGCCGGCGCGGCTCGTGGCAAGTATGCCGCCCGTGCAGGCGGTGTGCGCGTCCTCCCAGTGAAGCGCGCCGCCTACATCGGCCCCATGTTCGAGGGCTACGCACCTAAGCGCCCGGTCGGCCGCCCTCGCAAGATGCGCGTCAGCCCAGGCCCCAATATGGGCATCGCGGGTCTGTTCGGTAACAAGGCTGTGCGCCGGGTGCGCAAGAACAAGGGCATGAAGCGCGGACCCCGTGGCCTCCGCATGCTGGCCAACACCATCGCCAAGATGTGAGTCCAGACTGCGTAAAATCCAGATAAAAACAC